AGTGGGAGAAAAATGTATAGTTTTAAACAATATTTGAGTGAGTCAAAAAATACTCATTTAGAACATTTAGAAGACGAAATAATTAATAACGGCTATGAAGGTGGCCTCAATGCAGTAGCATTTCTTAAATCATTAAGAGGTATGCTGACAGGTTCATCACGTAGAAAATTAAACGTGTCCGTTAAGTGGGATGGTGCACCAGCAGTATTCTGTGGTATCAATCCTGAAAATGGCAGATTCTTTGTTGGATCAAAATCAATATTCAACGTAACCCCTAAAATCAATTACACACAATCAGACATAAGCAGAAATCACTCTGGTGGTTTAGCTGCTAAATTAAACATAGCATTAAGAGAATTACCTAAACTTGGTATCAAAGGTATTGTACAAGGTGACTTGTTATTTACCCCAGCAGATATTAAGTCGGTATCTATAAGAGGTGAAGACGCTATCGCATTTACACCTAATACTATAACATACGCTGTACCTGAAAATACTTTACTTGCTAAAAGAATTAAAAGAGCAAAATTAGGCATAATTTTTCACACTAGTTACACAGGAAAGAAAATGTCAAATCTAAAGGCAGGCTTTGGCGTCAATGTAAATCGTTTTACAAAGACGCCATCGGTATTCTTTTCTGACGCAAGTTATAAAGATACATCAGGTGTTGCTACATTTACATCCAGCGAGTCTGATTCATATGACGCTCAATTAAGAATGGCAATAGGTTCATTATCAAAAGGTAAAAGAATATTAAATTTATTAAAAAGACAAACCAATCTGTTATCAGTTGGTGCTAGATTAAAAATATTTTTTAATGATTATGTAAGACGAGGCAAAACAATTGGTGATGTTAGAAGATTACAATCAGATTTTAGAAAATATTATGCGTCTGTTTTAGATGATGAAATATCTAAAAGAAAAACAGCTACAACAAAAAGAAAATATGAAATGATTAAAAATGATGGATTGAAATTCATTGACAGTTACGATACTGAAATCTACTTTGCTATTGCTAGTTATGTGACTTTACAAAGAGTTAAAGATTTTGTAGTAAGAAAAATGAATCAAATTAAATCTATTGGTACCTTTTTACAAAGAGGTAATGGATTTGAAGTAACAAATCCTGAAGGTTATGTTGCTGTAGATAAAATGGGCAATGCAGTTAAACTGGTAGATAGGTTAACGTTTAGTACGGCAAACTTTACGATTTCCAAGAATTGGATAAGAGGATAAATGATTAATGAAAGGTTTTAGAGATTTTATATTTGAACAAATAGGTCGTATGAGAATTATCATATTAGGTGGACCAGGTTCAGGTAAATCTACTTATGCAGAATACTTAATTAAACATTTTGATATAACACATATCTATCCAGGTGATTTGTTAAGAAAAGAAGTAGAAAAAAAGAGTGAAATAGGACTACAAATAAAAGATTTAATGACAACAGGTCAGTTTGCTCCTAATGAGATTGTTTTAGAATTAATAAAAAGTAAAGTTGAACAATCTCCTAAAGGTTATGTATTAGATGGATGGCCAAGATATATGCAACAAGTTGAAGATATGCAAAAGGCAGAAATAGGTTATGATTGTGCAGTATTTTTAAATGTAAGTAGAGAAGAAATTATGAGAAGATTGTTAGCACGTGGTCGTGCTGATGATACAAAAGAAATTATTAATGATAGGATTGCTTTATATAAAAAAGAAACAGGACCTGTGGTAGAATATTTAAGAGATAAACCAGGGTTTATAGAAATTAAAGCAGAAGGAGAACCTGAAACTGTCGCAAAAGAAATAATAAAGAGTATAGAGGACAAAAAGTATGATTAAGAAAGTAAAAAGTTTTATGCAAAATATATCTGAAGGTTTATATGACCCAGCTATATTTAAAGCATTCTTCTTAGCGGGTGGTCCTGGTTCAGGTAAATCATTTGTTGCACACTCTGCTTTTAGAGGCACTGGATTAAAAGTAGTTAATTCAGATGGTCATTTTGAAAGAAATTTAAAGAAAGCAAATTTGTCATTACAAATGCCAGATAGCGAATTATATTTTAGAGATTTAATTAGAAGACAGGCAAAGAAAATAGCCATAACACAACTAGACTCGTATGTTCAAGGAAGATTAGGTTTAGTTATTGATAGTACAGGAAGAGATTATGAATCTATTGCTAGACAAGTTGCTATATTAAGACAAATGGGTTATGATTGTTATATGGTATTTGTTAATACAAGTTTAGAAGTTGCATTGGCAAGAAATGCTAGACGTGAAAGAAGTATACCACAATTAATAACAAAGACAAGTTGGGAAGGTGTACAAAGCAATATGGGTAGATTTCAAAAACTATTTGGCCTTGGCAATTTTCTTGTGGTAGATAATAATAAATCAGATTTAGAATTAACAACGCTTACAATGAATAGGGTAAGCAAGATAGTAAATAAATATATTAGACAACCTATCTCTAGTTATATAGCAAAGAGATGGATGGCAGGAGAGAGAAAGGCAAAAAGAAGATAGATGAGATTTAAAGACTTTATAAAAGAATCTATTATAGACATACCAAAACAGACGTATGCTAAACCTGTATTTGATAAAGCAGATACAGATAAACCTACAATAAAGCCTGCAGTTAAAAAACAAATATTAGACGGAATTAAAACATTTGAAAAATTTGGAAAAGTAGTTAAGTATACCTTAATTGGTTCAATACTAACTAAACAATATAGAGATGACGCCGACCTTGATGTAAATATACTATTTGACATTCCTGGTTCACAAGCAGAACAGGAAAAAGTCCACGATAGTATAAGAGAATATCAAGGAGAGATAAATGGTAAAGTAATACCAGGCACAAAACATCCTATCAACTACTTTTCTATCATAGATCCTGCAACATTTAGTAAGGCTCGGGACATGGCTGATGGTACTTTTGATATTGACACTAACAAGTGGATCAGAAGACCAGAACCTGGTAAATTTGAGCCAGAAAAATACGTTGCGGATTTTCAGAAGCACGTTTCTGAAATAGATGTTGTTAAAGGTGAACTCGCAAGGGATATGATTGATTATGAGGAACTAAAAGGTCTGACAAGCTCCGACATTGATAACTTGTCAAAATTAGTATCCGAAAAGTTAGATGAAATTAAATCTTCTATTAACACGTTAATTGATATTGGCGCTAAGACAATTGCAAACCGAAAGGCTGCTTTTGATAAAGATATGTCGCCAGACGAAATCAGAAAGTTCGGTGTGAAGAATCGACTTCCAAAAAACGTGACCTATAAAATGTTAGAAAAGTATCATTATCTCAAATTTTTCAAAAAGTTGACAGACATTATGGAAGACGGTAAAATTACACCAGACGAACTGAAATCACTATCAAAAATAAAGGAAGCGGCTGGGGGTAAGTCAATAGCATTTACCTTCGGTCGCTTTAATCCACCAACAATTGGACACGAAAAACTTATTAATAAAGTTGCAAGTGTCAGAGCAAATAATTATGTAATTTATTTAAGTAGATCGGAAGACTCAAGTAAAAATCCATTATCTGCTAGAACTAAATTACAATCAATGAAGCAAATGTTTCCTAGACACGCTAGAAGTTTTGTAGTTAATCCATCTAATATGATTTTAGATATTGCTACTGATTTAGATAAAAGAGGATACAATGATATTACAATGGTTGTTGGTAGCGATAGAGTAAGAGAATTTGATACTATCTTAAAGAAATATAACGGCGTAAAAAGCCGACACGGAAAATATAATTTTGATAGTATAAAAGTAGCTTCAGCAGGAGATAGAGATCCAGACGCTGAAGGTGCTTCAGGTATGAGTGCTAGTAAAATGAGATCAGCTGCAAGTCAAAAAAACTTTGCAATGTTTAAAAAAGGATTACCATCCAACTTTGCTAGAACTAAAAACGCACAAGACCTATTCCGAAACGTTAGAAAAGGAATGAACTTGGCTGCATCCATAGATCACGGTGCAGGTGCGTATAGATTTAAACCATTTATAACTGCCTCTACAAAAGGGGAGTTAGAAAGAATGACATTAAGGGACAAGTATATTTCAGAGCATTTATTTGATGTAGGAGATATAGTTGACGATACAGATAATAATATAACTGGTGTCATTATAAGAAGAGGAACAAACTATGTAACTTTAGAAGATGTTGATATGAAGTTACACAAAGCTTGGTTGTATAATATAATGGAAACTCCTGTTTATCCTGTTAAGTTAGAGGAAAGAGCAAGAAGATTGAAAGAAGAAATAGACCAACCTAAAGACAAAGGATTAAAAGATTCAAATGAACTTGCAGGTTTTAAAATAAAAACTAAAGCAAGTAAAAACACTAAACGATTTAAAGAAATTTATGGCGAATTAAAAACAAAGAGAGATAAGAGTGAAAAAGAACCTAGCGCAAGAGGTACAGAATTTGTACCTGATAATACGCTTGGCTTGTCTTTTACAGATCAAGTACCAGAAGCTTATGATATTGGGCATGATTACGCAAAATATAATTCTTCAATAACGCCAGGTGAAAAACATTACAGTCCCAAGTTTCAAGGTGGTCCTTATAAACCAAGCAAACATAGTGATAATTTAATCAACGTTAACGCAAATAAGGATAATGAAACAATGAAAAGTAAAGTTGAACTAAAAGATATAGAAGAATGGGCAAGTAGCAAAGAAACAATAGATAAATATAAGGAACGTTATGGGGAAGAATGGAAGTCAAAAATAGAAGAAATTTATAACAAAATGTTTAATAAAGTAATAGATACAAACGAAAATATGCTAGAAGGCAGAATGAAAGACATCGCTATTGACCTTAAATCAAAGGAAGAAGGCGGGTTAGAACCAGAACATTTTAAAAGAAAATATCAGAAATCTAAAGCAGATATGGAGAGAGATTTAGGCACACCACCAAGTGGAGTTAAGAAGTCATTTAAAGAATTTTGGGCACAATCGGAGAGTAAAAATGAGCAAGTATAAAACAACTTGGCACGATATTGCTAAAGCAATATTAAGAAAAGAAGAATTTATTACTGAAGAACAATTAATAGAACAAGATAAACAAGATATACAAGAATTTTCAAGGTCTCAATTAGACGCTTTGGCAAGACAATATTCAGACCTTAAAGGCAAAACTATATCTATTGATAATGCAAACAAATTAAGAAAAATTTTTGATAAGATACCTAATCATTTTTTAAATGATTTAAGAAAAAAACATATACCTTTCTTATCAGGCTTGGCATTATCTCGTATGGTACAAAAAGGTATACCTGTTAGAGAAGATACTGATTATTTAAAAAGTAAATTAAATACACACCAAATAAACAATATCAAAAATACATGGAAGAGTAAGAAGGCTTCAGATGTAACTCCTGCTGTTAAAGCAATGATTAAGAAGATGGATATACCTACGCAGTTGGCTATTAAAGCGGCAGATATACCACACATTTCAAAACTAGTAGAAGATATGGCTGTTAGAATAAAAAATATTAAAATGCCACCAAATACTGGTGGTGAGGTGCCTAACTCTATTATATTTAATGTACCAGCAGGTAAGGATCCAAAAGAAGTTGGACGTGGAATTTTAAAGGAATTTTAAAGAGAATGACAGGTAAAGTACCAACTAGTTTTGATGTAGTTAAAGAAGACGCTTCTGACATGGTACAAGCGAAAGCGGCAGGAACACAAAAGAGAATAGCAGATTTGACAACAAATATAAATGATAAAGAAGATAGGGCAAGAAATATAAACCCTGGTGATAAAAATAAAGTTGCAATTCATAAAGCAGATATTAATCATATGAAATTGAAACTTTCAGACTTAAAAGATAAGTTAAGAACTGATAGACATAAGAGAGCTATGGCGGCTCAAAACGAACCTGAAACAGATACTTCAGGTAAACCTAATAAGAAAAAGGAAATTACAGAAAATGAATAAGAAATACTTTGAAACAAAGTCTGGCAGCTTAGAAGAAATTTCTACAAAGATTGCTACCGAGCAGCCAACAATAACAAAAGAAGAACCAAAAATTAAATTGGAAAGAAAAACATACTTGGAGAATAAACCAGGATCACTAGAGGACGCTGCTGCCAAAGTCGTTAGTGAAGGTAAAGAACTTGAAGAAGTATTAGATGAAGCGTCACCTACAATTGCAAAAGTAAAAGATATTGTAAAAAATAAACAAGCAATAAAAATTGATGGTACAACAGTAGATTTATTTACTGCTTCTGCTATTTCACAAGTTTATGACAAAGTAAATGATGTTAATAAAAAGAAAATGGATGGTATGAAAATTATACCGTTAGCTAATATTGCAATGAAATTGTTAAAGAACGAATATGAACATACAGAATTAGAAGAAGAAATTTCAGAATCTCCTTTTGCTGTAAGTTATTCTGGTACTAAAACTTCTGATAGAAAACAAAGAGGTGCGAATATAATTACACAGAAAACAGGAACGATTAAAGTGGATGCTAAAGATGAAGATTCTGCTAAAAAATTAGTATCAAAGATATTAGATAAGAGAATGAATTTAAGAAGATATGATATTGACCGAGTAAGGGCAGAAGATTTTAAAACTTTTGGAGAAGGTCAACAACCAGGATTTGCAGTAAGATATTTAGACCCTAAAAATGGAAAAAGATTTGCTGTTGCATATAAAATAAAAAAAGACGCAGATGATAAAGCTGCTCAATTAAAAAAAGATGGTGCAAAAGATATTTCAATAACTAAACATACTATAAATTTTAAAGAAGATAGAGAAATTGCTGAAGGATTTGAGGGGCACACGTTATCATTTTTAAAAAGAAAAGGATTTAATGTTGCTAGATTTTCGTATGGTAAATTACTTGTTCCAAAATCAGATGTAGAAGATGTTAAAAAATTATTAAAAAAAGAAACTGAAAAAGTTAATGGTGATGTTACCGTTATGCCTAATGCAATTATAGGTGAAGCAAAAGAAGAAGTATTAGATGAAGGTTTACAACTATCTAAATTAGTAGGTAAAAGTATAGCACATTTAGAAATGTATGTAGAACTTGCCAATGATATAAAGAAAGAATATTTTAAAACCAATTCACAAGTATCTATGTTCATAAAAGCAAAAGCAGACCAAGTTTTAAGAAGTGTGCCTTCGTTAGTAAAAGATTTGAGAAAACCAGGTATATGGAGTGAACAAGTAGAATTAGATGAAGTTAATGAATCTTTTAAAGTTGGAGATAAAGTAAAGAAAGAAGAAACTATGTTAGAATTTACAACACAACAAATCAAACAAGCATACGGTATATTAAATGACCCTAGATATAAACAAGGTAATTATTCAGGTGCTGTAAAGGCAATTGAAAAACTTGCAAAAGGTTTATCTAAACATAAAGATGTTGCAAACGCATTAAAGAGAGCGAATGAATCAGTTATAGTTGATCCAAAAGCAAAAAAAGAAACTAAAAAAGAAAATTGCAACCAAAATAAAAAGAGTTTTGAAAAATTAAGAAACGAAACAAAATTAGTTAGACTAGGTGATAAAGGAAAAACAGCAACGGGACAAAAGGCTGCAGTAATTGATTTAGAGCCTCGTGCTATTCCAGTCTAGGGAGTACTCATATCCATTATGAAGAATGCTATTTTATATTGCGATATGGATGGAGTCCTGGCAGATTTCAAAACTGCTGCTCAAAAAGTTACTGGTTTATCCATTAATCAATGGGTGAATATACCATCATCAAAAGAAAAATGGGCACTTATTAAGAAGCATAAAAACTTCTGGGCTACTCTTCCTTGGATGTCTGGTGGAAGAAGACTTTGGTCATACATATCAAAACACGATCCACATATTTTATCTGCATATGTAGAAGAATCATTTGACCCAAATTGTATACCTGGTAAGACTCAATGGTTAAGAAAAAATACAGGTATAACTAACCGTTCAAAAATCAATTTAGTAAGAAGAAAAGAAAAGAAACTTTTTGCTAGAAGAGGCAATCCTGCAATTTTAATAGATGATTATGAGAAGAATGTAAGAGATTTTATACAAGCAGGAGGTATGGGAATACATCATACATCAACGCCTGGTACTATAGCTCGGCTGAAAAAGCTGGGGTTTTAATCTTATAAATAGTATTAGTTATATAACAAAAGAGAGATAAATTAATTAATTTAAAAGGAGAAAAGATATGAGTGGATGGGCAAAAGGAGCGGATACCGTTACAAATAAACCTAAATTTCTACAAACTGACGAAAACTCCAAGTATAAGAAACAAGATGTTTACGCAACCAATGCTGGTTGGGTACAAAGAGCTGGAACAGCTGCGACTGGTAACGATAATACCGCTTCGCAACCAGAAGTCTTGGTCGCTATACGAGGACTTGCAGGTACATCAGCAACGACTGGACTACAGGAAGCAACTATTACAAATGTAAGATTTGTAGTAGGCACTACTGCAGCTACAGACTTAACAGCTGGTTCATCTAGTCAAACAGTTCAAATAGAGGTAACTTGGGATGAAGCAGTTACAGTTACTGGATCACCAGTAATGAAAGTTGTAAATAGTGGTGGTGGAACACACGATTGTGTTTATACTGCAACTGGTTCAACAGCTAACAGAAAGAGATTTACAGTAGCGAGTCAAACACTTGCAACTGGCAATGTTCTTTCATTAGGAACTGCGCTCCATGACACAGTAACATTACCAGGTGGAGCAACAATCAACGATACTGCTTCAGGTACTATTAATTCGCAAAGAGGTATTGCTGCTGGTATAAGAGTTACACATACAGTAGCTGCGTAGTAGAGCATAATTATTAACAATTTAAGGGCGGTCAATCCGCCCTTATAAATATATTAACAAAGTGATCTAGGCAAATACCTAGAGTAGCATTCCCGAAAGGGTTTAAAGGAGAACAAATGGCAGACAAGAAGATAACGGCATTGACCGATCTAGGCGACTCATTAGCGAGCGCTGATTTATTCCATGTAGTTGACGATCCGTCAGGTACACCAATTAATAAAAAAATATCAGTAGAGAATGTTTTTAACAATGTTCCAAGTTGGTTAGGTATAGCACAAACATCTCAAGCTTTAACAGCTGCAGGTGGTTCGCTTACAGCGGATGTAACAAGTGCGATTACTGAAATTAATGGAACATCTAACACATCTACTGTATCATTAGCAGATGGTTCTGATGGACAAATCAAAACATTTATTAACGTTTCAACTTCAGGTACAAGTGTACAAACTATAACACCTACTAATTTAAGAGGTCATACTAGTGTAACATTAAACGCTGAAGGAGAAACAGTAACATTATTATTTAAAAATTCACGTTGGAATATCATTGGCGGAAACGCTTATGGTGTTGCGTAATTATATTATAAAAGGAGAATATTATGGGTGTGAGTAGAAAAGAACTACATTATGAAAAAATCAATTTACAAAAGGATTTTAGTGAACTGAAAACTAGAATTGACACAGTTGAAAAAGAAACAACTGTGATGAGGAACAATCTAAATGCGATACACGGTGCTCTTCAACAAGTGGAAAGATTGATTAAGATAGCTGATAAACCTTATGACGAATTGAGAATTAAAGAACGACTTAAAGAGCTTGAAGATGATTTAAAATCAAAAGAGGCTTATAAGGAAGCGGAAAAAAGAAAACACGATCAAAAAAACAAAGAGGTTGAAGATAAGAAACAATTATTATTAGAAAAAGAAAAATGAAAGAAGATAAGCTTAATGTAGATTTGGATTTTTTGGAAGAGCTGGCTACGAATACACCACACGTTGGACAGTTTGATAAGATAAAAGAGAACAATATTAAAGAGGTTGAAGAAGACCTTGTGGGTGGCAAGTCTTTAAAAAAATTTAAAGACGAGATTAAAAAGGGAGAAAAATGAAAACATTTAAACAACATATAAAAGAAGATGGCAAGATGGTTGGCACAGCCACATCTAACGCTGTTGAAGATGGTTCTGTTGGTGCTCACAATATCCACAAACCAGAGATTTTGAATAAAGTAAATGCTTTTGTTGGCTCTATTGCTAATGGAGAATACATTAAACCTGAAGCAGCTCTTAATCAATTAAGTGCAAAATTAGGAACAATTGGAGTGACAGTAAAAGATAAAATTGAAATTAAAGATAAAAAAGGAAACTTTGAAAGTGCATTAGTTTTTAATGGCGGTCGTTTCGGCAAAGATACTGACGGTTCTGATATAAATGATGATGGTATATCTCATAAAAGTAATAGTTTAAAACTAAAAGGTAAATACGAAACATTAAAGAACGGCGCTGTTAAAGTTTATGCAGAGCTTGGCTAATGTTTGATAAGATAACAAAGAAAAATTGGTTATTTTACGCTATAAAAAACTACAATGTTCCTAATTTAGATAGTGAACAGGAGTTTTATGAAGATATTAAAAGATTTAAATATCTTAAACGTCTATTTCGTAAATATAAAACCACAGGTGAACTGAAAACTAGATTAGTATTAAATCATATTATAGTATTGAGTAATGTTTTTGGTAATGACGCAGCTGCTACATTATTATTATTTAAAGTTGAAAGAGAGTATTGGTCGGTATTAAAAACCTTCTTACACTATTTAAATATAATAACAGCTGATGAAATACCTAATATTAAATTGAATAAAACTTTGTTGTCAAGTCTGGAGAAATTATAATGGGAAGAGCCATAGATTTATTAATTACCTATAGAGTTGTCAAGCTGTTAGTTACGCCTTGGAAGGAACAAGCTGCTTATAAGTATGGGATTATTGACAATAATGGAAAATTATTAAGAAGAGGAAAAGATTTAGTAACTGCTAAAGAAAAAGATTCTTATACTATTTTACATAGATTTGTTTTTAATTTGAAAAGATTATTAGGTATGTTACCAGGAGGCAAAACAAAGTTTGCTTCTTATGCAACTGCTTTAGCTTTATTGTTAAAAGAAAATAAAGACATAAATGCTATTGAAGTAGAAAAAGCATTATACAAACACCTAGTAGAAAACAAATTAATTGCTCATAATGATGATATGAAAGAGTCTGTAGGGTTTGATTATCTACCTGAAGGACGTTATACTATGATAGATAATTTAGAAGATTTGGAAGGTTTACCAACTGCTGAAGTAGGCGATATAGTTTATACTATTGAAAGTCAAAAACCATTTGATAACTATTTTGGTGTTAACCTTTACAATGTTATTAATGAAGATACTAAAAAACAAATTATAGTATCAGAGGATAACATAGAGAGGATAAAATTTTAAATGAAAACTTTTAAAGAATATAGAATGGAAATTGATGAAAAGGTAAAAGATTTACCAAGATTTCAAGTATGGGAAAAAGGAAATGATAAGAAAGATTTTAGAGTTATTTCTGCTAGAGATGAGGACCATGTGAAAAAACAATTAAGTCATGTTAAAAAAGAATTAATAATTAAAAAGATAAATGAAGAAGCTAGAGACCTTATATTTGGTAATATAACTGTTATAACAATTACTAAAGATGGTAAACGAAAAGAAATTGATAAGAAAGATTTACAAAGATGGAAAGATGATGGTTGGAAACTTGCTGAAGAAGCTCC